AAACTTTCGAATGCTTTAATGCTTGCCTCAGAGGTAACTACGTCGCCAGTCTGATCAAGATTATCAAGCGTTGCAAAACCTGAAACTGTCCGTTTTTCACGGTTAACTTTAGTAAATGGCACGGACAACGTGATGTTGTCGCCATGCGAAGACCAAAGAGATTTCTCAATATTCATATGCTTAATTTTATAACGTTATTGTATATAAGGCAAATAATCAGTTGAGTAGGGTTAGTCGACTTGTCTTCCCTCGCCCTGCGGATTTCTTGCCTCGCCAGAAATATCGGGGGAATTTGCAGACCTCTCAGAATCTCTATTTCTAGTCTTTCCTGCCTGTGCCCTAATTTCTGCCTGACCCTGTGCCTTTAATTCAACAACCTTATCGCCACCCTCAAGAGGGACCATGCCCATTCTAATTCTTATTTCATTTGGGGTAACAACCTGCATCCTTAAATATCTCTCATCAATTTTAGACTGTGTGTCCTCATCGGTCAAGGTAAGCTCATTGAATTTAAGAAGTAGGGCATCTGTCATTTCTGCAATTAATTTATTTAATTTCTTTTCTAAATTCATTTGTGCAGGATGACATACTTGCTCTCTAAATGTCTTATCGGCATCTCGTGCCACCGCTAAATTGACACCCTCTGGGGTTCCAATTTTATTAATTGGCACACGGTGAGATAATAGAATTTCATCTCTATTAGATTTACGATATACGTTAAATGAAGATTCCTGAGTGCCTGCCTCAATTGGCTCCATCTTAAATTCAACCTTAGATTCTGATGAATCTGGTGGAAGTGGAATATATAGGGACCTATGGTTCTTGCCTCTTAGTCCCACCTGGAAGAACTCAAGAAGCTTACGCTCAGACTCTGTAGATAATTTAGCACCCTTCACCGTAATGATGTATCTTGGTACCGCTTTATTCTCAAAGTAATCTAGGTTGTACTTGCCAGCAAACTCGTTTCCAGCCATAGCGTTTGAAGACGCTACAATGTCGGCAATGCCGTAATAGTTATTTGTAGGAGTATATTTCTTTAGATGAATAATTTCATTAGGCCTGTCCAGTCCGCCTGCAATTGGATTAGGTGTTTCCTGATCTCCGAAGTTACGGAAGAATACTGCCTTGCCGTACAGCAGTTGAACAAATCCGTCACGCAATCTGCGTACACGCATTGTCTTTGCAGGTATATGGCCTAGATATCCTATCTTGCCAGAGGTGGTTCTACCAACCTCTAAGTAACCATTTCCTGTTGCCTCAACGTCTGTATAGGCTTTAATTAATGTTTCGGTAAATGTTTCCTCTTCGTTGCAATCTTCTAGCCAATCGTTTAAATCTTGACGTAATCTGTTTAATTTTCTACGTGCACGGTCTAACTGTTTTTCATCTGTAATGTTGTCAAAAGCTTCTTGTGTTTTGCGTGTCTCTACAAAATCATATCCGAGACCTACAATGTTTGAGACCTTAGCATTAATTGCTGCATAGTTGTATGGAGAAATTTCGTAAATAGTAGAAAGATAATCTAGATTATATGGGGGCTCAATAAGGTCAAACATGGCATAGCCAGTAATTGCTTGTGCCAAGAGGTTCTGTTGTGTTTCAGCACCGTCGGTTCCCTGAAATCTTTTTTGCAAATCTCTATTCATCTTTCGACGGAATGCAGGACTTAGCCCTGATATCTTAGTAAGTTCATCTCCGCTTACCTTAAATGTGTCTGTACTAGTTTGCTCAGATATGGTGTTAAATCTCATCCAATCTGTTAAATTAGATATTGCTATATCCCTTGAGCTTTCCTCTTCTAAATTCTCAACCATTGTTACCTGCCCTTAATCTTTTCATGTCATCCTTATAAGAACCAATATCTAAAGGATCGGGAACTAGTCCCCATTTAAGCCTTTGCTGTTGCTCTTCGTACTCTTCATCTGTAATTTTTCGTCTTGCTGAAAGAAATTTAGGCCCGCCTTCATATATGCCGTATGAGCGAACCTCTCTAGCCAAAGCATCGATTTTGGATCTATTTCCCTTTTTGGACGTGACCGAAAGATAATTCCCATCATCATCTCCTATCCACCTTCCGTCTGGCATCTCCCAGACATAGATACCCAGAGGTGATTCTTCTACAAAACTTGTTTTAGCCTTATCTATATTCATACCAGTTTATTTTACCATTCTTTATGGTCTAAGTCCAGCTTTTTGTCAGGGCAATGTACAAGATTATGTACTTTGTAGCACTATCCAGTCATTATTAAAGGCAATAATGTCAGATACTGTCAGGTCAAATTCAGGTTCCGTTAGGGTTGACACCGCTCTTCCAATATATAGCTCGTAATGAGTTTCTACAATATCAGAGGTTAACTCTTTACCGTAGGTAGCAATGTTTTTATATAGATTACTTGGCCCCCCTGAAGTTTCGTAGTTTATTTGAAGGGTTCCAGTCACGGGGGTTGAAAACACTATTACAACGTGGTGAGGCTCATCTGCATTCAAATAAGAAGAAATGTTTGTTTGATTAGTTACATCTACATTATTTACATATAGCTTGGCTATATTGGCCTTAGAAACGACTCCAGAGCCGTTCCAGGACAGCCTGGTAGCAGAAGGTGCGGAAGCATAGAATAGGGTGCTAGCGGCCAACGTAAGGGGCGTAAAGACCATCTCTACAGACTTGATAGAGGACAAAGTGTTAATATTAAATCCTGCACCGTTTTTAGCCCTAATCCCATTGCCGTAATTACGTGAAAGAATGGGGTAATTTAATGATCCAAGGTAATATTCGGTATTAGAGGATATCCTGTCTCCGTAGTTGTCGGCATATATATCTTTATTTGAATAAAACGTAATACAGAAAAATGATAATATGGGCAGATATTTACTGGCATCAGTAGTAGACATCGTTATCCTAATATATAAATTATTACTAGAATCAAACGAGTCTTTTGTATATTGTGGAATTGGGCCTCCGTTGAAGCAAGTCTGATAATTTGTTCCATCTGTACTAGATTCTACTATTACTCCTAAATCATTCCGCCACTCTACTTTCGATGTAACTAAATTTAATTCTGAGGGAATAGAAATAAAATCATTTATAACAAAAGTTCTAGCAGTTATCGTTTCTGTTTCAACAAATCCAATGTGCTTATCAACCAAATCGTAATAAGTATTGTCGTCTAGCCAATAGGTCCAGGGCACATTTACTGGGTATGAATAATCAAATGCGGGTTTTAAATTAGCGTCTGACCCACTAAACAGGACGCCCTCGTCTGGAAAAACTATTTGAATTGCGGGAGACGTTAAATTTCCACTGACATAGTGTTGGGCAATTACTGTATCTGATAACCCGTATCTATATACGGCTGGAGCGTCTACTGTAAAGCTGTCTCCTACCGCAGTTGGACCTATCTGTAAATTTAAATTTGTATTGGTAAATTTAAATTTATTTAAAGATTTATTTTCTTTATTAATTCCATCTATATAGAGAATAATAGATTGTCCTGTATATTTACCTACAACGTGAATGACCTTTTTAGAATATGACAATGGGGATATTACAAAATCAGTTTGTGAAACTTTAAATACCACATGCCCATTATCCCAAAATAAACCAATATTGTTTGTTGTATCTGCAAAAAGTGGAACTTGTGAGGTAGACTGAATTAGTGGATATACCCATGCCTCTATTGTAAAATCATTATCTGAAGTGTTGCTAGTTCCGAATCCTGCCCCAACTGTTGCACCGTAATAATCTTTTGTTACTGGAACAGTTATATAAGCCGTATTAGTAATTTTAGTTCCAGAAACCCCGCCAGAAACAAGAGGCAACATGTTTGCCGCAGGCGATCCTACATATGTCGCATTGTTGCCGCAGCCTGAAATGTCGGCGGCGGTAGTACCAGAAGATTCATCAAGCGGCCAAAATCCGATTGGATAATCTTTGATTACCTTTAATTGATATGACATAATTTTATATTGTTATGCTGCCAGATTGTGTCCAAACATAATAAGTATATCCGCCAGATACTGTTCTAGTTGGTGATCCAGTTGTTGAAGTAGCAGTATATGTTCCAGGTGTTCTAAAAATAACAATACCTGAGCCACCAGATCCAGAATTTTGTGGATATCCACCTCCACCGCCGCCGCCGCCACCTGTATTAGCAGTTCCAGATGCAGCTGGAGTGCTGTTTGCTGCTCCTACTGAAGTTGGCTTGCCCCCATTTGCTCCGCCACCTAGTCCTCCAGTTCCAACGGCTGGGCTTGAGTGTCCTGTGCCGCCACCGCCGCCACCTGCATAATACACTGTTCCTGCCGAATTCTGACCTGTAGAAGTAGCTAATCCCCAAGCAGAATAAGAAGAAGTTCCAATTCCTCCATTTCCACCTGCAGATAAACCTGTTCCAGATCCTAGAGATTGTCCAGATGCACCAGCTCCGCCA